ATGTATATTTTTCTCACGCTCGCAGTATATATAAAAATGAATTAGTTGATTTTCTTACAAAAGATAACAGATATCTTGTACATGTTTATTTAGATGAAGAATCTGTTACTAATCCTCAAATTTTAAAATTAATAATAGATCGGCAATGGTTTCATTTAACTGAGCATTTAGATGATACTGAGAAAGATTTGAAGCTAGATGAAGAACGGATTGCTGAAGTAAAAAGGACAGAGAAGAGAAGTGAGGAAGCACTACTAGAGTTTAAAATTAATACATTATATGGACAAAAGGAAGAGGTAAGCGAGTGGCTATTTTATAAACAAAAAGATTATGTTAAAGTCTTAACAGTAATGTTATGGGATTGTATACGATGGGTAAGGGACTGTTCATTACGAGATTTTCCACATGCTTCTTACTTGCCAATTGTTGAAGCAAGAAAAAACAGAATTATTGAATTTCCTATGTCGCATATAATAGATGCTAACAAAGTTCACAGTTTGGTAAATCAAGTAGGATTAAACATTGATATTAAACTTTTACAAAAGTATATTAATGCATATGTAATTTTAAACAAGTATTATGATTACCCGTTACTATCTTCTAGTATTTTAGACACAACAAAATTATGTGAAGGATTGTTTCATAACAAAGGTAGTTTAAAACAATATTTTGAAGATATGAACAAAACAATCGGAAACATAGAAATAAAAACCGAATTAATATCTCAGCATTTTGGACATGCTGGTGTGCATTACCCTGAATATACTAACATATATAAAATGATAGCTAAGGTACTTAAACTAATAATAGAACGAAATAACGAGACTAACGGTGAGTATGTACATGAACTACATAGGCAAGATGTAGTTCATACTTTTTTAATGGAGAATTTTGCCAAGGAAATTGCAATTAATAAACGAATTATAAAAGAATTAGAATAAATTGCACAATAAAAAATTCAAAAATTATCAAAATCTTCCAAAACTCGTCGTTTTTGACCCATTTACCCCCCTTTTTGAATCGGTATATTAAATACCATATACAGCAATTTTTCAGGAGTTGTTATGACTACACGAGATAAATTAGAAAAAGTCCTCGAATACATTATAAACGAGGAAACAGACAAAGCAAGCGACCTTCTTCATGATGTATTTGTGGAAAAGGCTCGTGGAATTTATGAAAACCTTGTAGCTGAAGACGAAGTAACCGAAGACGAAATTCTTGATGAAAAGAAAGAAGAAGTTGACGAAGATTCGGAAAAAGTAGACGAGGAAGCAAAAGACGAAGACAAAGAAGATAAAGAAGTAGACGAAGCTATTCGTAGGAATCCAGAAGCGGATTTTATAGACGATGCATCTCAACCGGTAAGTAATGACATTGAAGAGATTGAATCTGAAGAAATGTACAGCGAAGACGGCGAAGATGAAGAAATGCCAATGGATATGGAAATTGACCCTGAAGGGGAACCTGAAGGCGATACCGGCGATCCAGAAGTAGACCAGGCATTTGTTGATGCTGAAGAAGCATTAGACCGTTTAAAAGCTGAGTTTATGGAATTAATTGGTGGCGAAGAAGAGCCAGTAGACGACGAAATGCCAATGGATATGGAACCAGAAATGGAACCAGAAGTTGAAGGGCAACAATTTGAATCCAAAGTTAAGGATACAGTTGAAGAAGATTTCGAAGAAATCGAAGAAGCCGCATCAATGAACTCCGTTGCAAATCCTAGTAACACTGATACAGCAAGTAACAAAAAGTCACCCGTAGCAGGTAAAAATGATATGGGCGGAACCGCTGTTAAAGTAAATGATGGCTCAGAAGGCGATCACGGTGCTCCATCTGTTTCAGAAGATTCAGCAGGTAACGTAAATGTTCCTGGTGGAAAAGCCGGCAAGTCACAATCAGATGTGTCAGCCCCGGGAAACAGTGAAGGCGCGGACAATAAAACAAGTCCAATTGGTTCATAAGGATAAACAATGAAATTAGTTGAAAGATTGAGTTTTGAACAAGCCAATATAAATGTTGAAACCATTCAGGAGAGTGATGGTTCTGAAAAGAATCTATATATGAATGGGGTTTTCATTCAAGGCGATATTAAAAATCAAAATTCGCGAGTATATCCAATTAATGAAATTGCAACCGCAGTTAAATCTCTGCAAGAAAAGATTGTAAAAGGTTATTCCGTTTTAGGTGAGGCTGATCACCCAGATGATCTAACAGTTAATTTAGATCGGGTAAGCCACATGGTAACTGAAATGGGTATGAAAGGCTCAGATGGAGTAGGTAAACTTAAAATTTTACCAACGCCTATGGGTAACATAGTTAAGACCTTACTTGAGTCGGGCGTCAAACTAGGTGTTTCCTCTAGAGGAAGCGGCAACGTTGGCGAATCCGGCAAAGTAAGTGATTTTGAAATTGTAACTGTAGATATAGTTGCTCAACCTAGTGCGCCGGATGCGTATCCAAAGCCCATTTATGAGGCTTTGCATAATATGCATGGTGCCGATGTTCTAACTAAGTTAGCTGAAGCAACAATGCACGACAAGCGAGCACAAACACATTTACAGAAACACATAATTGGGTTCATAAGAGAGCTCAACAAGTAGGAGAGAAATTTATGGCAAATGCAATTGAGGACCTGTTAAGTTCCGAGGCACTCTCCGAGGATGCAAGGAGTCAAATCCAGGAAGCATGGGATTCTAAACTCACTGAACAAAAAGAGGCTATGAAAGCTGAATTGCGTGAAGAGTTTAGTCAACGGTATGAGCATGATAAAGGTCAAATCGTTGAAGCAATGGATCACATGTTAACGGATGCGATTAAGGCAGAAATAGAAGAGCTTGCCGAGGACAAAAAAGGGTTAGTTGATAGCCGTGTAAAATACACTAAAGCTGTTGGCTCACATGTAGATGTTCTTGATAAATTTGTAACCGAGACTCTTGCTAGAGAAGTGAAAGATCTTCGCACAGATCGTAAAATGAGTGGTGATAACTTTGCGAAATTAGAAAGTTTTGTTGTTAAAAATATTTCTAAAGAGCTTAATGAGTTTCACACAGACAAGCGAGCTGTTGTAGAGCAAAGAGTTAAATTGGTTAAAGAAGGCAAGGCTTTAATTGCCGAAACAAAACGTGACTTTGTTAAAAAGGCCGCTGTAAAAGTAGAAAATATCATCAGTGGCGCTTTAAGAGCAGAAGTAGGAGCACTTAAAGAAGATATTGAGTCCGCAAAACAGAATAACTTCGGAAGAAAGATTTTCGAAAGTTTCGCGGCAGAATTTTTAACAAGTTATCTTGCAGACGGAACGGAAGTCAAGAAATACCAAAACAGGGTCGAAGAACTGGAGTCAAAACTTAGTGAAAGTAATGGTACTCTAGAAAAAGCAATAGATGAAATTAAAAAATCAAATGCTAAAATTAAAATCGCAGAAGACACAGCAAAACGTGAAAAACTTCTAAGCGAATTATTAAGCCCACTGGCAAAGGGTAAAAGAACTCTTATGGGAGAACTGTTAGAAAGTATTCAAACAGATCAACTTCGAGGTTCTTTTCAGAAGTACTTGCCTGGCGTATTAAATGAGGAAACTGCTGTATCTGCAAAGAAAATGCAGAACAAGCAAAAACTTAACGAAAACGCTAAAATTAAAAAAGAATCAGAAACGCAATCAACAAGGCGGACCGTGATTACCGGTAATAAACCAGTTCACATTTATCCAGAAACCAGTGATGCAAAAGCTGAGATTTTAAACCTGCAAAAATTAGCAGGTATGAAGTAAAATAAAGTAGGAGAAATACATGGCAGACGCAATTTTTGAGTCAAATTGGCAACAAACTAAAGAGGCTCTCTGTGATGGTCTGGAAGGCAACAAAAAAGTTGTTATGGAAACAACTTTAGAAAACACACGACAGCATTTGATGGAGGCCGCGACAGCAGGCTCTACAAACGCAGGTAACGTCGCGACGTTGAATAAAGTTATCCTCCCGGTTATACGCAGGGTGATGCCTACCGTTATTGCTAATGAAATTATCGGAGTCCAACCAATGAGTGGACCCGTCGCGCAAATTCACACGTTAAGAGTACGTTATGCTGACACTGACAATGGTGCCACTGCAGGTAGCGAAGCTCTTAGTCCGTTTGATATTGCGACAAATTATTCCGGTGCACCGGCCTCAAGTGCCGCACCGAGCCCGACAGCAGATTTAGAAGGAGTAGCTGGTAACAGAATGTCCATCCAAATCTTAAAGCAAACAGTTGAAGCGAAATCACGTAGACTGTCTGCACGTTGGACATTTGAAGCCGCACAAGATGCACAATCACAGCATGGTCTTGATGTTGAAGCAGAGATTATGGCCGCTTTAGCACAAGAAATAACCACTGAGATTGATCAAGAAATCTTGGGTAGTTTAAACACACTAGCTGGAACAGCAATTGGTACATACGACCAAGGTTCTGTATCCGGTACAGCCACGTTTGTTGGTGATGAGCATGCCGCTTTAGCAGTTCTAGTTAATAGAGCCGCTAACTTGATCGCTCAACGCACACGTCGTGGTGCAGGTAACTTTGTTATTGTCAGTCCGACTGCATTAACAATTCTGCAAAGTGCTACAACTTCTGCGTTCGCAAGAACAACTGAAGGCACATTTGAAGCACCAACCAATACAAAATTTGTTGGAACACTGAACAGTTCGGTTCGTGTTTATGTCAATGCTTATGCAACTGACGCAACAGACGTATTAGTTGGTTATAAAGGACCAGGCGAAATGGATGCCGCAAGTTTTTATTGCCCATACGTTCCGCTGATGAGTTCTGGGGTCGTACTTGATCCAAGTTCCTTTGAACCAGTCGTAAGTTTTATGACTCGATACGGTTATGTCGAGTTGTCGAATATGGCCAGTTCCTTAGGTAATGCAGGTGACTATC